GCCGACGCCACACTACGCGTGTTCGCCAGACTGTCGAAGGAGACCCCAACCAGTTCTACAGTCCCTTTCCCCTTCCAACTTATTCCGAAGTACGGTGCTGCCGGCACGCCCAGGTCAATTCCGCCTCCGCCAGTTCCGCCGATCGTCCATCGGGTGATTGGCGCCAACCCTTCGGCGCTTTCGATGCCCGCGCTGTTTGCAGACCTTCCCGTAACATGTACGACTGCGTCCCTCCGGTTTGGCGCCTCAAATTCCGCGGGACTTGCGGATGTTCTCGCCGCAAATCGCCAGTTACCTTCCGCAATCAGAAACTGACTCGTGTTATCCGGATCTACCGTCCACTCCGGCGCCACTAATGCGCTGTTCGTGCTGTTTGCCTCGATCGTCCTCTCCTGTCCCGCGCCCTTACCGCTGACGATTCTCACCCGTTGTCCGCGGAACTGGTCAAGGGCCCAGTTCATCCCACTTGCAGTAATCGTATTCGAGGTCGCGGAGGCCACACCCACCGGAGGATGCAACTCCATCCGCCAGTAGAAGTTTGCATGGTCGAAATATTCATCCGGTGGACCAACAGGCTGGCTTGACACTCCGTCATCTACAAAACTGCTCGCAGCAGCCACTGCCGACGCAATACGTAGCAGCTGCCCCGGCGCTGCGCCTCGGTACACATTGAAGCCAACCCCATCCGCCGGCAGTGAGATACCGGTTAGTTCCACACGAAGAGTGTTACCCGGGGGGAGGTCTGCCCGTACTACGAACGAAGTCGGCCCCTCTGCCCCGGTCGAGTCAACTGCAGTCAACGCATAGTAGAGGGTCCGGCCTCCAAGCAGCGTTCCGCCCGTTAAGTGAATCTGAGGCGTTAGAGACACCCAGGGCAGCCTCGGGCTTCTTGGAGAGGGCCGGCGCGGAGTCTGGTAGTCGACCACCAACGTCACGATTCCGCTGCCGTCCGTAAGGCTCGCCGTTCCCTCTGTGATGCTGAACTGGCTCACCCCCTCGCTGTCAACCTGTGTTCCCACCAATGGACGGGGAATGCCCGCGCCATATCCAGGCTGCGAGTTGGGACCTCCGATCGAGTCGTCGCTTGGCGCGTACCACGTGTCGTCATGTGCCTGCGCAACAATATGGATGGTTCGCATGTTCAGATCAGCCGACACCCGAAGCACACGGAACAGCCTTCGCTGCAACCCTTCCTTCTGATACGTGACGGTCACGAGATCGCCTGGCCGCAAGCCGACCCCTCGCACCGATGTGTCGAACTCGACATAGCAGTTACCCTGCACCGAACGACGCAGCTGCCTGCGCAACGCCCGTTGGGCGTGCGCGAAATTGGTCACACCCAGCGCAGGTAACGCCGCGGCGATTTCGCCACCACCACGCATCAAATCGTCGGCGTCAGCAAGTGAGAAGCTGTCTCGCTGATAGAAGTTGAACTCATCCTCGAATTCCAGCCTGAATCGGTTCGGCACGTCTGCCGCCGTACGTGCCCACATACGAATACTCGGCGTTCCGTCTGCCAGCCGCGCAATGCCCGATGTGCCGTCTGTGCCATCCCCAAACTCGTATGCCGGCCATCCACCGCCAAGCTGACTCAGGCTGTTACTGGTCCACGGCTTCGCTGGCTGTTGCACACCAATCGCGCCTTCGATGCTTGCCTGGAGCCTGCCGTCCGCGCCGTACACCACAAACAAACCACAAGACAACCGCAACCCTCGCAGCAGTTCCGATACGCTCCGCCGCTTTGAAATCGAGAGGTTGCACTGAAACCTCGGCACGAATACATCGTTGCCTTGAAGATCCTTCACGGCAATCGTCTCATCGCAGTGCTGCGCTGTTCTCGCAAACGACGTCACGTCGATCTCCTCCAGGCTCCAACCCGTTCGTCGCAGCATGTCCAGCAGTACCCACGCAGGATTGGCCGTGAATGCCTCGCCCAGCGCAACACCCGCCATGTCATACCTCGGCAGCTTCATTCCTTGGACTAACACATCCACTCTGGGAACCTGTCCCATTGCGTTTATGCCGCGCGGCAGCGTCAGTTCCAGGTAGGTGATCCCGCCATGAGGGCCGTCGATGGGGTTGCCCTGCGAGTCTACATAGATGCCAGTCACATTTCCGTTCCGTTCACCCGAGCTTGTCACCCGGTAGGCGCCGGTAGCGTGTTGATCCCGGGCGCCGTCATATACCGGAAGTTCGATCCTGTTCACCACCACCTTCAGAACACTCTGGATCGGCCCCAAACAGACGGCAGCGCCAACGTGCGTGACCTCCTGATCGTTTCTCGCGAACGCAACGCGCGCCTGCACCCAACAGGTGCCGTAGACGATTGGAAGATACTCCGCAGCCTCCGATTGTCCAACCACCTGTAACTGCGTTGCCCCGCTCGAACTCGGAAGTAACTCCATCCCCCCGAATCTCCCCGTGGAGCGGTTCAGCGCATCGATCCGGAACATGCCTCGGGACTCACAGTCCTCTCTCGTGTAATTGCAGGAAGTATACGGTTGGGTCCCGTCAAGGTTTCCCGTCCCCCCCGAAATGTCGGCAGAGTAGCCACAGGCGTAAAACGGCGAATATCGGCCCTTCTGTCCCCCCGCAACCGCTTCCGCCCTCTGATTCGCATCGCTTGGAAAGAGCCACGGGCATCTTCTCTGCACTCTCACCGTCGGCAAATAGTTACGTTGAAAACTCAGACGGCTCTGGAATGTTAGTCTCGCGTGCGACTCCGTCAGTTCGTTGATACTGCTGCCGTCACCACGAAACAACACCACCCCGGGCGACGTTGCCTGCCCTGTCTCGAGATCGAAGAACACGAAAGTCGCAGTCAGCTTCGCGCCCTTCAGACCGACGCTGCGCTCGAGTTGCGAGAATCGCGAATCGACATTCGACACAATCAGAACCAGCCGGCCTCCCGCGCCTGTCTCGTCCTCACCCGGGATCACCAGATCGAAGGAGTTATACTTCGTCACGCATGGAGAATACTCGTGGCCGCCCCACGTCACCCGGTGAGTGCTCCACCGCTCCACGGTTCCATCGAATAGCCGGCACTCAAACAGTACGAGTGGAGTGTCTGTAACTTCGGATTCTTTGATCTGATAAATCTCTGGCATGCCTAGTAACCCACTATCTGTAGAACCGTGCTGTGCACATTGACACCGTGCGTGACCCACGTCAGTCGATCGTCGAGAAATCTCGCCTCGGGATGCACTCCACACCTTTCCGCGGTCTTCCGGTATCCTGACGCCCCTACCTGCGCCTCTAACTGCATCGCTACCATCTCAACCGTGGCGCCGCTCGCAATATGGACCGCCGCCTCCACCTGTGTTTGCGTGCCTCCGGGAGAGCCGGCCAAGGAGTAACGCGACCAGCCGGCAGAGATAGCAAAATCCTGTCTCAGCCGGTCCGCTCCCGACCCGATACTCAACCCCAGCATCGACGGCGTGGCAGCCCGTGCGTAAACTGAGAGGTGGTAACGATAGCCATTGGGAATCGGAACTGTCTGCAACAGCCTTTGTTCCTGGATGGAAGGATTGGTGATCGTGCTCGCCCTTGCCGTTCCCCAAGGATCTGACTGCCCCCCTGTCACAACGATCCCGCCCTCCCGAAACCAACTGGTCCCCGAGAAGTCCTCGCTATATCGGAGCAGATTGTCCAGCGGATCAATGAACGTGAACGGCCGCAACGCTCCGGCGCAAGCCATAAACAGCCCGTCAATCCGTGACCGCTCCGAATCGCTCAGAGAGTTCAATGCCAACCGCCACACCACGTCTGACGCGTCTGTATCGGCGCGGCGCCACACTGCGCCTCCCGCCGTCCGCACCATGACCGTCCGCGCATGCCGCCGCTCTTGCAAGGGGAACTGCGCAATCGCAAGACTGTCCAATTGGGGAAAAAACAGCATCTCAGTACTCACTTGATGAAATCATTAGCGTTGTCCGCCGGTCGCTGATATCGGCTTCCACCAGGTCCAGATTGTCTAGGCTGAATGTGCTGACATACTGCTGCCCGGACCACGGATCCGTGAACAGGAACTCGGTGAACTGTCCGCCCATCGCGGAAAAAAAGTCACGAAGTCGCCCTGCTTCCTCCTGCGTGAGTAGCGCCAGGTCCACCTGCCAGTGTCTGGCGGCAACTCCTCGCTGGCGGAACCGCTGTTCACTCCGGTCGAGGAACCGGTGCCGGAACGTGTCGAACTCTACTGTCTGGCGGAAAGGATACTGCGCCACAGCATTCGTCGAAAGGCGTGGAAACTCCAACATTCGTCTTATTCCTTCATCACGTCTGCCAGCGAGTGGGAATGCAGCATCGCCTCCCGCACCGCGGCCGCGATCTCCGAACTCCTATCCAGGATCGACCGGCTGTCCAAAGCCTGGATCTGAATGACTACCGGCGTCGGCGCTCCTGTACCTGACGTTCCGCCATGGTATTCCCGAGGCATTCCCGTTGCCCCAACGTCCGCCAACCGCAGGTTCTCACCAAACAGGGCGCCTTCCGCGTGAATGGAGGCAGGCGGTAGAAACCGCGCTGGCCCAGCCTCCTGTTCCTTCTGTGCCGCCGACTCCCGCCTCAGAAAATAGCCCAACAGCGACGGAGCCAATCCCGCAACGCTCGCGAATCCAACCCGGCTGCGAACTCCGCTGGACGGCACACCAGACCCGACGTCTTGCAGCAGGCTCGCAATCGGAGTGGACACCCAGTTGTTCGCGTCGCCGCCAGTCTCTTGCCCCGGGATCATGCTTCGCAGCAACGTAGTGTCAGGAACAATGTCGGACCGCTGCCCTCCAGTGAGCGCCTGAAGTGCCCGCCGAAACAGGTCAAACATACTGGCAAAGCTCAAGCTATCCTCCCCTTCTCACTAGGTCTTCCAACAAAAACATCGCCTCAACTGTGCGTGCGTCCCACTCCTCCATCGCCACGTGGCGGATGGCCTGCCACAGACAGAATTGCTCCAGCCAGGCCACACTGACGCCGCTGATGATACTTTTGGGACACCGCTCGGAGACAATCCCGCCGCCGGCCCACACCACTTTGCCGTCCGGCTTATGCTGGGTCCACGCGCAGTTTCGTCTTCGCTCCAGGCCGTTCTTTCGGCATTCCTCGCATTTCCAGCTGGCCTTACTCAGTCGATAGAACTGGAATGCGAGTGTTAGTTTTTTCGTTCGTCCTCTGTCAGTCCGATCTGGCCTACAATGGCGGCCAGCGCCTCGCGGATCAGTTCCTCTGGCCCGCCCTCGAGTAGTGTATTTACCGTCGCCGGCACACCGTCGATACTTAGCCCTTGTATATCGGCTAAGCCCCACTGAAGGTACATCTGGGCAATCTCGTGCTCCACGCGTAACGCCTCCAGTTGCTCTGAGGGATCCTCACCGGCCTTGAGAAACTCATGCCGGGCCATCAACATCTGCATTTCACGAAGCAATGCAACCCGATTCCGAAATGACATTCGCCGGATGCGGAGCGTTACCCCAGGAGTTGTCTTGGATTCCACAGTGTATGTCGTCTGGTAGTCCACGGCTCACCCAAATGCGATGCAAATCTCATCATCGACGAATCCATGCGACGTGTTACCCCCGAACTCCCATCGCAGCCTCGCCTCCCCGTCGTCGAATTCCGGCACCACCGCAATCACGCTCTTCATAAAGACAGCCATCAGTTGCCCATCCTGCTGCCCCATCTGAAACATCACCTGGATCGGAGACCTCTGGCGGGCCGCCTGATAAAGACCTGCTGTTGCGGCGTTGTCCTGACTGTACAGACCAAAGGACACTGCTACCTGCCGCATGCCGACTCCGAAGCCTCGTGGCAGTATGCTCCCGAACTCCCGGCCACGCACATCTAGGTTGTTCGTCACCGTGATGGCCGCATCCGTAACGGTGAAGAATTGTTCCGCGGTTGCTCCGATCCACGCCTGGCCAAGATGCCCCGGAACTGGCTGCGCTGTGTATGTGCCGATCACCGGCTCCAGCGGAAAGCTCCCAAGCCCTCCCTGACCACTCACGAAACTGGCGCTGTCAATCACGTCCGCCGCGCGGCCCTTGAACTCCAGTTCGTGAAAGTCCCCGTTCAGCGTGATCTTCATGCGGTCCACCACCGCGCCACACAAGACTCGCTGCACTGCGCTCTCCGGACTCCAATAGTCAAAAATGCTGACGCTCGGAAGTCCACTTGACGGAAAGTACGTCGTCGTGGCGCCGATCTGTGCGCCTGCCGCCGGCGTCGTCGAAAATGGAGCATTCAGTTCAATCGTAAGTGCGTCCAATTGTGCGCTGACAAACCGCAGTTCGCCATTGAAGCTGACGGCTTGTCCCACACTGAGCCCGGTCGGACCAGTGAACCGCAGCAGCCGGACTCCAGGAGCGGACTCCACGGTCCCTCCCAGAAAATTCCTCGCAGGCGCGCCGATCGCCGCCCCCACCAACGGCCCGCACGCCGGCGATTGACTCGACGGGCTCCACGACGAGTGGTAGGCCTTGACCGTGAACGTCGTTTCTCTCCGCAGTGGAGATACAACCGCCGGCACGCTCCGCGTTCCTGTTTTATCTCTCCGGACTGGAACAATCGCCTCAGATCGCACCGCAAGCGACACGGCTGGTACTCTCTGCGCGCTGGACACCGCCGCAACCGTCCCAAATGACGGCTCCACGCCAGTGTATATTCGGTTGTTTCTTGATGAAATGTAGGAAGACATCTGCTCACCTAATCTATGCTGAGGTTGATATCGAGACCGATTCGCGCGATTTGAAGATATCCCTTTCCGCCCGGCTTCACCGGTGAAAAGACCACGTCGTAACGACCTCCAAAAAACACACCGTAGCCCCAGTCTCCACGGTGCGTGTGCAACACCTCCAAGACCCGCTCCACAAGCCCGTGTAACTGTGATTCCAGACCATCCGCGCGTTCCTGGCTCGTGCGAACCTCCACCGCTAACCGCGCCGTGCCTGAGAACGTCCGAAACTTCTCGGTCATGTTATTCGTGAGTCGTTCCACATACACGTAGACGCATGGATACCGCGCCGGACTCCGCTCGGCTATCTCTGCTCCTACAAAGCCTGCTCGCACCGCCACCTGTGGATCCGTCGCATCTGAAACCGTCGAAACGAGACCCGTCTCACCGCTCAGAATGTCCAGCAGGATTCGCGACGCCCGTTCAGTCACTCCAAGCATCTGTTACCCCCTCGGAAGAACGTTACTGGCCGTCACGAAATACTCTGGTTCCTGACCCTCAGACGGGGCTTCCCCGGAAGATAGTGCCGCATCAATCTGCCAGTTTCCAGGAACCGGCAATGGCGACACACTCTGCCGTTGAATCTGCTCCTCCACCACTCCGGCGTACACGTGCCAGCCACTTACTCCCTCAGGCGCGCTCGCCGGACTCACGAGCAGTCCGCCGGGACCACTCAACGTAGCCACCGTAACATCGCTCGCCTCCCCCACCGCTTGCCTCGCACCCGCCCATGCCATGCGTAGGAAGTAGCTGCCCGCGGGCAGGAGCCCGCTTGTCGTCGTTACGATCGGCCGTTGTGCCTTCCGGATCGGTGCCCCAACGCAGCCCAGACCGCTCTCAAGCACAAACCGTCTTGTTTCCTTCGCGAGCGCATCGTACTCTTTCCACTTTCCTCGGTACCGTTCATTCAGCTGGCTGTAGTGAGCGTCACGATAGAACAGGCTCAGCGCCACTTCCGCGGTCCAACGCCGAAGTGGCTCTGTCGCTACCACGCGGTCAATGGTCGTCCCCGGTCGCTCTCGCCGCAGAAAGGCGGTTATCTCCGAACATACCTGCTGTCTGGCAAGCGCGAGCTTCTCCCCGCATTCCAATCCTTCCGCATTCGCTACCTCCAGCAGGTTCCTGTCGTAACGCAGAAGGTCTTGCACACTCGGACTCGTTGAGTCTACAAAGAGTGCCATTGGCTACCTCTTCTCTCTCCGCGCTTGCTTCTGCGGGCTCTCCGTCAGTTCACTGACCACTTGAACTTGAATGCGAGACATCCGTTCTGCCTCTTCGACCCGCTTCCGGGCCTCCTCCTGCGTCGCGTAGTACTGCTCTGTCTCTTCCGCGTTTGCAAGACGCGCCCGGCCCTCGGCCAACAGGTGCGCGGCAACCTCCCTCGTTACCTCCGTCATCACTCCGGGCTTGCCGCCGTCAGCCGTCTTGAAGCTGACCACCACCACAAACTCCTTCGTGATCAGTTCCAGCGCATCGCGCCTTTTCATGAAGTAGTCCTTCAATTGCGTCATTCTTATCCTCTTCTCCAAATTGGCTGGCGGCCGGACTTACCCGGCCGCCTCAGCGTCCAATGCCCTAGCTCCGGACCTGCACACCGTGGTTGTTGCGAAGTACGGCGCAGCCATACAACACGTCCACAGTGAACTGCTGAGCCAGCGTGTTCGGCTGGTAGCTCATGATGACCCGCATGCCGAAGTTGCCCAGTTCCGCGTACTCCGCAATCGCACCCGTTCCAGGCAGCGGCTGCGGCAGCCTCCGCACGACCAACCCGATCGCGTGCTTTGAGAACGCAAGGTTGTTGGTCGTCACCGGCGCTGAGCCGGTCTTCGACACAAACTGCGACCGGAACACGTAGAAGTCCTTGATCTTGCCCACGCTGCCGTCGATCAGTGCACGCAAGCCCGCTTCACCCGCGGTGCGAAATTCACTGAATCGCGGAATCTGACGCAGCGCCGAGTACGCGTTCGCATCGACAACCAGGTACTTCGGCGCTGCCGCGGGCACCTTCGCTTGGAACAGCGCGGTCTCTGCTGCGTCCACCGCGGCTTCCGTCAGCGCCGTTCCGCCGGTCCCCACCGGACTGTTCGCCGTGAACTGCGAATACAACGAAAGAATGTCGCTCTCGATCTTCTCCGCCAGCGCAACCACCGCCGGCTGCATGTACAGTTGGAGTAAGTCGGGCACCGCCAGCACCTTCGTTACATCCGGAATCTGGAACGTCGCTTCCGCATGCGTGTTCAACACGATCTGCGCGTTGCCCAGGTTCGGACTCTGTGCAACCACCGACCCGCCTTCCGCGATGTTGTTCGCCGTCAGCGTCGGCGGAATCGGAACATTGACCGTGTCTCCCGCTTGCGCGATCGTCGCTTCAAAATCCCGATTGACGAGGTTTCCCAACACAAGGTTCCCCATCAGCGCCGGCAAGGCATCAACGGCCACCAGCTTCACGATCGCGTTCGCCACATTGGCTGAGGTAATAATCGCCATCTCTTCGCTCGTCTCCTAATTCTTGACTTCCCAATCTTCCCCCGAGCCACTACCGGCCCGAGAGTGTCTGCAACGCAACCCGGGCTACTTCTTGCCGGAAACGCTCCAGATCTTCCTTGTCCATTCCGGGCCGGATTTTGTCCAACTCCGCCGAAAACGGTGGCGGAGCCGGAAGCGTCGTCCGTGCCGCCGTCGGAGAACCGGATCCGCCACTGATCCGCGCCGGAAGAAACTCCGGATTCTCTCCAACAAACCGCGCGACATACTCTCGTAGTCCGACTTCTCCGTCCGTGCCCACGGCCGTCAGGCGACCGTCTTCGCCACGCTTGACGTCGTCTTTGATCGCGCGGAACGCGAGATCGAGCTTTACGACTCCGTGCCGCTGAAGTTCAGCGCGAATCGCCGATTGACGCTCCGCCTCTTCCGCCAACATCCGGTTTCGCTGGCTCTCTTCCGCCAGTTCATTCACACGCCGCTCCAACTGCTCTCGGCGTCGTCGCTCCTCAATGAGCTCCGCTTTGTAGGCAGGCTCCACGCGACTGTTCTCGTTCTGTACAAACTCACCAATTACCTGTCGAATCAACCCCTTCAGGTCATCCGGCGAGGTGCGGTTTGAAGGTTCCATTGCACTCCTGCTTAAGCACACACGACAGGCTCGCGACTGCGGCACAACCGCAATCCCACGCCCTCCTGTCGCGCTTTAATTTGTGATTGGTCGCCCGAACATCCGCGGCAGCTCGGTGCTCAGGCCATTCGCGGTCTCACGCTGCCGCCACTTGCCGCTAACTGCGAATCAGTCCCGCACCTTCGTCAATCTCTTGATTGATGCGGTCCTTGACTTCCTGTCGCACGTCGCACAGGTACTTCGCGGCCAGTTTCTTGAAGATTGTCGCCCTTAGCGTCGGCGATGTCATACCGAGACTGAGTAACCGCTCGGCATCCGACAGGTCCGCCGAGAACTCCCCACTATCGAAATCGTCCATCCCGCCGACATCAATTACCAGACCGTCCTGCCGGGCGATGTTGATACCTTTCAGAATCCGCTTCAGATAATCTTTTACGATATCCCCGTATGCCCGCAGTACCTCTTGCGTGATCGCGAAATCCCGCTGCTTGCTCAACCCGGACTGGCTGAAGCCGTTGCTGTGGAGTCCCCTTGCCTGGTGCAGCAAATAGCACACCCGGTAGATCTCTTCTTGTAACCTCGTCAGATTCTCCCCGGCGATCTGAAACACTTTCCCCTCCGGCTCCGTCCAACCGAACCGGTCCTGCTGACCTAGCTGGATGTAGTAGGACTCCCCTACAATCTGCTTCCAATCCCGGTCGGAATAGATTACCGGCATCGCAAACAGACCCATGCTGAGCGCCCACGACAACGCATTCGACTTGTTGAAGTGCTCCAGTTGCAAGTAGCACGCCTTGTGCATCAGCCAGAGCCCCTCCGACACCTTCAGTTCGAACAGCGGCACCTGCCGCTGCGTCGCAAGGCCATGCGGCCCTTCATCGATCAGCACCGGCGTCTGGTTTCCCGCCACCCCCGACGTTGCCCAAACCTGGTATCGCTCTTTGTCGAAGTATCGCCACCTCGTCTCCACGCTCCAGTCGTCGGCGCCTCCGTCTGGTGGCCGCGTATTGAAAGTCCTCAACACTACCCACTCATAACGGCCCGATGCGTCCGTGCTCCAGTTGATCAGTTCGTCAGCGCTGTAGTCGACCAGATACGCCCTTGACACTCCCAGGCACTCCTCTTCGGCCCGCGTGAGCAACTGCTCCTCCTTCTTCGGGAAATCGAGCAGAAGATAGCTGCGCCCATGAATCAGGGCCGACACAAATTGCCGCCTCAGCATCGAGTTCAGGGTCGTCCCTTTCAGGTCGCAGTCCTCGGCGAACTCTCCGAAGAACTTCCGCGCCCCTTGGTTCTCCCCCTCAAAACTCAAAACCGGCTCCCGCCGGAACAACGTCGCGGCGTACCAGTCGATGATCGAGCCAATATAGTTCTCGTAGAAGACCCTCGACAGCCGCTCCTGATATACATCCGGCGGCTCCTTCTGCCTGCTTCGCAGGTACGCACTCGCGTTCTTGCGTATCTCTTCCCCGCCAACGTAGAGGTCGCGGTACATTCTCGATAGTGACCGGCCCGCTATGTATTCAGGGTGTTCCCTTGTGATGTCGTGTTTCTTAGCCATAACAGTTTAAAACAGCCGCTCTGACCTTTCCCCAATAGTGGGCCGTTCTCGAAACTCTTGCCATAGCAGATATCCCAGTGAGTCGCTCAGATGCGAGCGCATCGGATCACTCGTTTTGTCAATCACGCCCGCACCATCCTTGTAAACCACCTGCTCCAAGTCAGCGATCAGTTCCTTGCATCGTGGTGATATGTACAGTCGAACCTCTCCCGCAGCCGAGCGGAATGCCGAATTCACGCAGTTGATCCGGTCCCTCACCAGTGGGTTGCTGCTTCCATACCGAAACTGCACTCGCCGCTGTCCGGCCTGATTCAAGTGGTCCTTGATGATCTGGTAATCTGTCGTTCCGGCCGTCTGCATGTGCGACCCGGAACTGTCCCCGTATACCGCAACCCCCGCATCGTGCGGAAGGTAGCGTTGCTGGAACTCCTTGCACACCTCCTGAGTCGACGCGCGTCGCAAGACGATCTCGTCGAGCACCACGAGCACTCGGCCCACCCGCTGCGCCACCAACGAACACTGCGGATCGACGTTGAAGTCCAGCGTCCACAGCAGAGGCAACGTCTTGTCTAATCCTGCATCGTACAGGTGCTTCTTCCTGTCGAACGATTGGTAGACTTGGCCCTGCTGGACGTTCAGATACTCCCCAAGCACTTCCTGCTTGTAGAACCGCTCATCGTAACTCGTCTTGAGCCGCTCGTAAAAGTCTGGCACCGCGCTCAACAGGAACCGGTTCTCACCGGGTTTCGCGATTACTACCTCGTAACCACTTCCTGAGCCGGATAGGAATCGGCGATATACCCAATCGAATCCCTTCGGCGTCCAGACCGCGAACCCACACAGCAGCGATGCCTCTGGATCCCGCAGCCTCCCTTCCAGCCGCAACCAGGCCTCTTCGGGCGCATAAGTCAGTTCATCGACCCCAAACCACGCCAGGTTAGTCCCTCGCAATCGCTCAAAGTCTTCGATCGCTCGGAACAGTATCCGCGAACCGGTGTCCGCCAGAACCATCGTGTTTTCGCTCCGGTTCCAGTCGAACGGTATCCCATTGCCGTTCAGCACGTCCAGAAAAGTCATCTGAGTCGAGTCCCGGAGCATCGGGTAAGTCGGCGCCCCAATCAGTCCAGTGCGCCCTGGATTTCGGTACGCCAATTTGATTGCCTCGTGGCAGAGCGCCTGACTCTTCCCGCTGCCAATGGGCCCCGAATAACCCTTGAATCTCGCTTTCAACCTATGGAATGCCTTCTGGGACGGAAGTGCATCATAAATTATGTTTCTCCGGATTCTTTGCACTCGCGCCCCTCCACCCACCGGACCTCGATCTCACGAGGCGCCTGCTGCATCAACTCCTTGTGCAATTGCAGTAAACGTATATACTCGTTTACTGTCAGCGTTACCTCTTTCTCGGACTTAAGCGCCTTCGAAAAACGCTTCAGCAATTCCTCGACAGCTTCCCGGTGCCCTGCGATTGCATCGTCCGGTTCCTTGCTGTCTTTTGCCGCCTTGGAGGGTCGGCCTCGTTTCTTCCTGCCTGGTGTCTTGCTGCTGTCCATTCCCATACCTGTCTTATTCCCGCGAGCATCATCTGGTGTCTCGCTGACTTCAATCTAACAGGCGTCATTTCTCTGACCCTGGAAACGCCACACTTATCCTATAGAAAAGAAGGGACATACAACCAAACAAGTTTTTGTGAATCCCTCATGCGCCCCCTGCGGGAGCGCACAACGAGGGATGAAAACGGGCGCGAGCAGGGGCATTCTGTATATGCCGCCGGCAATCAGAGGTCGGTATCCCGTTGGCGCCTATGAGCCCGTCTGTGAATCTGGCCCGGGACGTATTTGTGGAACAACGGATTGGAGCCTCCGCCGCAAGGTGGAGAGCCCGAGAAGGATAGTCAGTCTTTCTTTTCGCGTCCCTTGACCGGCGGCAAGGAGGCTCCGTGCAAGTAGTGTACTCCCGCTGTTGCGGATTGGATGTACATAAGGACCAGGTCACGGCTTGCGTGCTGGTCCTGGACGAGGACGGCAAACGGGAGGTCCGGGTGAAGGAATTCAGGACCTACCGGAAGGAGTTGCAGAAGCTCAAGTTGTGGCTGTATGCCAGCAAGGTGAAACATGTGGCCATGGAGTCGACCGGCGTCTACTGGAAGCCGATCTGGCACATCCTGGAGGGGCATTTCCCGTTGCTGCTGGCCAATCCCTATCACATGCACAACATCCCGGGACGGAAGACGGACCAGAACGACGCCGAGTGGATCGCCGATCTGCTGGCGCACGGACTGCTGAAGGCCAGCTTCGTGCCCAAGCGGCCGATTCAGCAGTTGCGGGACCTGACGCGCTACCGGGTGAAGCTCAAGGGCGAGTCCAACCGGGTGCACAATCGGATCGCAAAGGTGCTGGAAGACGCCGGGATCAAATTTGGTTCGGTAGCCAGCGACATTCTCGGAGTGACGGGCCGAAAAGTCATCCGGGCGTTGATCGAAGGCGAGCAGCGGCCCGACTGGCTGGCTGACAAGGCTGTCAGTTCATTGCGGAACAAGCGGGATGAGCTACGGTTGGTCCTGCATGGGGAGGTCAATGAGCATCACCGCTACATGCTCAAGGAACTGATGGACGACATGGAGCGGATCGAGAGCAAGGTCCTGCGGATCGAAGCCGAAATGGTGAAGCGGACCGCGCCGTATGAGAAGCAACTGGCGCGGCTGACAACGATTCCGGGCGTGGATTGGATCACAGCCTATACGATCCTGGCCGAGTTGGGCGACGACATGAGCGCATTCCCGGAC